GAAGTGCCATCAATACTTGAGGCATCAAATATCGTGTCGCGCATAGATAAACTTGAATCAATGGTTCTAGAATTGCTTACTCATGAGCGCAAGAAGAATATCAAAAAGCGAACAAGCCGCTAAACGCAAGCGCAAAGAAGCGGCTGCGCGCAAAGCATCAACAGACATTCTGCGACCCATTGATATTTGGGCTGCATCAATTGTTGAATGCTTTGAGGCATTAGTTCGTGCTGGATATGGTGAAGATAGGGCGCGCTGGTATATTGAAGAACAGTTGCGTTTACCCGATTGGGTAATACAGAATCCTAATCATTCTCCATATGAAGATGAAGATGAGGATGAAGATTAAGCGAATTGTAGTTATCTCTGATCTACAAGTTCCATTCCACGATAAGAAAGCTGTTAGAAATGTTGCCCAGTTCATCAGAAAGTACAAACCTGATGACGTTCTATGTGTGGGCGATGAGATTGACTTCCAAACAATTAGCCGATGGTCAACCGGTAGGGATGAGTGGTCGGGAAGCATTGGTAGAGATCGTGATGAAACTGTCCGAGTTCTCGCCGAGCTTCAGGTTAGACACCTCAGCCGAAGCAATCACGGGGCAAGACTTTACAATTCACTAAGCAAGCGCCTGCCTGGGCTTATTGGTCTGCCTGAATTGACCATAGAGAAGTTCCTACACCTGGATGATTTAGGCATCACATACCACAGCAAGCCATATCAGTTCCATGATGGCTGGGTAATGGTTCATGGCGATGAGCAGGCTATCAAGCCACAAGGGGGTTTAACAGCCCTAGAATCGGCTAAGAGGCATGGTTTATCGGTGGTTTGTGGTCATACCCACAGACAAGGCATTTCAAGCTTTACAACGGCTTCTGGGGGCGTTTTAAGGGGTGTTCTTACAGGCTTTGAGGTTGGGCATTTAATGGATGAGAGCCAAGCTTATTACACACGGGGAACATTTAACTGGCAAAAAGGTTTTGGCATAATCTACATAGACAGAAAGCGTGTGCAGCCAGTAGCCATACCCATTGAAAAGGATGGCAGCTTCTTGGTTGAAGGCAAGCGCTATGGTTGAGGATATTTTTCCTATCCATAGAACTATTGATGATCACATGGATAACTTTGATGGCGTGTCGCTGATTGACAAATAGCATATAGAGCCTTCAAAATAGGATTTGAAATCCTATTTGAAAGGGGTTTAGGGCATGGCGATTAGATATGATCGTAAATCGGGTGCGTATACCGATGGCAAACACTTTGTGCGAGCTTCATTTATACGCGATTACGCAAAGAAAAAATTAGGCATGAGCCAAGAGCGCGGCAGAATTAGTCGCGAGGTTTTGGCTGCCTATTTTCTTGATGTGCATGGGGTGAGCGATGATGTTGAATGATATTCGTTTAGTTGAGTTGGCGCTCTATTGCTTTTTATTTGTTTTAAGTGCATACACAATCGGTGTATTCATTAAGGAGAAGGGCTACAAGGAAGGCTGGGCAGATGGTTACAGACGGGGCAAAGCAGTTGCGAGCGAAAGATATATTGACTAATGCAAACGACACGATCATTAATAGAGGGTCAACGCATGGTCATTACGACCACACAATGTTACGAACGGCAAAGCTGTGGGAATCATACTTTGAAAGACCTGTTGAGCCGATGGACATTGCAATCTGTATGGCATTGGTCAAGCTCGCAAGAATTATGGAAACTAAATCAAATAACGATTCTTGGGTGGATGCCGTTGCCTACTTCGCAATTGCCGGAGAACTCGCGGTCAAAGATTGGAATGATCTTAATGCTTTCTAGATCACCTAAGGGAACTTGGTGTGATTACTGCAAAAACAGGCATGGCACTAGCAGTTTGCTTGGACAAATGCAAGCAGTTTGGCAGATAACAAGCAAACGATACGGCAAGTTAATTGTCAGGCATTACTGCCAATCTTGTGCTAATGAAGTTCAGGCATGGCCTGATGGCACAACTTGGACTTTGAAAGAACAAATTGACTATGCAAAAGGAGAAACCTTAGATGTTTAATTTAGCAAACTATGAAGATGTAGATACGAGGATACACAAGTTCTATGAAACCTACCCAGACGGCTCAATACTTACAGAGCTCATCACGAATGAAGAAAAAGAAGGCATTGTTATATTTAAGGCAGTTGCTTATCGCACCCACATTGATACTGCTGCTTCCGCTATTGGTTATGCGCGCGGTGCTCGCAAGGATAGGGGTGTTGATCGCGATTTTTGGTTTGAGAATTGCGAAACTAGCGCAATTGGAAGATGCCTGGCTAATCTCGGACTTAGTGCTAAAGGAAAGCGAGCAAGCAGCCTTGAAATGGCTAAGGTTAATGAAGCTAAGTCAGACACTCCAATACGTGTACGCACAGAAAGTCATAAACAATTTCTACAAACAACAAATCCAACTGCTGAAATAGTCTGGGATACAACTATTGAGCCACCTGAGGATGTAGACCCGGCATTTGATAATGCTATTGATCTGCTTAAAGAAAAGGTTGGAGCTCATCCGCTACCTATGTGTAAGCATGGCGCACGTTTGCTAAAAGAAGGCACAGGTGCTAAGGGAGCATATAGAGGTTGGACTTGCAGCTTGCCAATGAAACGTAAAGCTGAACAATGCAAAGCAATTTGGATGATGCTAAGCAAGGATGGAACGTGGTCATTTAGACCTGAAGATGAAGAATTGTTAGTGGGGTGATGAGATGTTAGTGCTAGATAAATCACTTGACGTGTGCGACAATTGCAACGAGCCAATTACGGCTGGGTCTGCAAAACCTTGCAAATGCCACACATGCCAAGTAAGGACTAACTAAGTGAGTAATCAAAGTCGCAAGCATAGAGGCTATGCAACTCAGCGCGTTGTAGCAGAATACTTGCAAGGGCAAGGCTGGAAACATGCGCTCCCTGTTGGCGCAGGTAGAGATGGCTCGGACATCACGGGAATTGATGGCCTAGACATTGAAATCAAAGCTCGGACTAACCTGGACTTATCTGGGCTAATGCGCCAACTTCATGATCGCAAGGCAAACAAAGGGATGGGCGTGGGTGTTCTACGTCTAAATGGTCAGGGTGAGAAATCAGTTGAACAATATGTCGCTGTTCTCACCTTGGCTGACTTAGTATATTTATTGCAGGCAAGTGGCTACTGAAACATATTTAATTCATAGATGTATAGGCTGTGGCCTATGGATTTATGGAAAACGTGAAAGGTGTGAGGAATGCTCAAAATAGGTTCATTATGCTCAGGCTATGGCGGTTTAGATATGGCAGTTGAGGCATACTTTAATGCTGAAACTGTGTGGATGTGTGATAACGATAAGTATGCAAGCGTAGTAATCAAAGAAAGATGGAACTTACCAAACTTAGGCGATTTGAAGGCTGTTGATTGGACAACAGTTGAGCCAATAGATATTTTGACGGCTGGCTATCCTTGTCAGCCTTTTAGCCAAGCAGGGCAACGAAAGGGCATAGAAGATGAAAGGCACATTTGGCCTTATATCAAACAAATTATTAGCGCAACTAGACCAAAATACATTATCTTGGAAAATGTCAGAGGGCATCTCAGCCTCGGATTCAAAGAAGTTCTTAAAGACCTTGCCCAAATCGGGTATAATGCAAAATGGCGAATTGTACGAGCAAGTGATGTTGGCGCACCCCATCAAAGAGCGCGACTATTCGTTATTGCCTACCCCATTGACAACGGACAATCGCAAGGGAACACCATCGGATCTAAACAGACATTCACCAAGTCTGAGAACAATGGATGTATTGCCAACACCGACAGCCATGCACGTGAGGAATCACAACGAACCAATCCATGCCTACACTCAAAGAGTCCAGGATTGGCAAATGGGCAAAACCAAGGGCAAGCCAGGCATGAGTACAGGTTTAGCTTGCAGATGGATAGACAAACAGTTCCGAATACATTGGATCAAGGTAGATTAAACCCTAAGTTTGTAGAGTATATGATGGGATTACCTGAAGGATGGGTAACAAATTGTGATATGACAACAAACAACCAATTGAAATTGTTAGGTAATGGAGTAGTTCCTCAACAAGCTTACTACGCATTACAATTGCTATGCGACACACCGATAATTGAGCGTGAAAAACAAATGAACTTGACAGAGGCATTATGCTAGGCATGCCAGCAAGCCTGAAAGGCAGCTTGCACGGCAAGCCAGCATTCGCAAGAGCTATGTTTATTGCTGGACTAGCAATTGCACTACTGCCGCTGGAAACAATACAAACAAACGCTGCTGAAAAGCGCAGCTATCACATTATGAATATTAAGTTATATGCCTACAATCAAATGGAATGGAATCAGTTTGAATGCTATAACTGGCTTATACATCATGAGAGTAGATGGAACTATAAAGCTAAGAATGGTAGCCATTATGGATTAGGTCAAATGCGATCTAAGTGGTATGGCACATTAAATCCATATAAGCAAGTAAATGTACATCTAAAGTACATTAAACATAGATATGATGGATGTGCCTGTAATGCATACAATCATTGGAAGGTTAAAGGATGGCACTAGATTTGATACCATATTTAGCATTCATTACCGGTTACTTTGTAGCGTGGATACAATGGCGTTAAAGCCGTACAGAGCTACTTCCCATTGGAAGAAACTAAGATTGCAGGTGTTAAGAAGAGATGGTTATACGTGTACTTACTGTGGTGATGTGGCTACTGAAGTTGATCATATTGTTGCAAAAGTCAAGGGCGGGGAAGATACGTTGGACAATTGCACTAGTGCGTGTAGACGATGCAATATTCAAAAGAAAGATCAAGACCAAGGCGTTTTTTTAGCACAACGTTCTAC